AAATTTAATGCATAACAAAAAAGTATGAATATAAAAAATAAATAAAACAAAAAAAAAAAAAAATGCAAAAATTGATATAAAAAAAAAATCAAAAGAGTATATCATAAAATGAAATATCAAAATTTGGAAGATTTATTATATAATAATAAATGTCCTAAAGATAAAAAACATACACATACTCGTATTCCCAAACCCGAACTAAATGTATATGGAGGTTCCTATTGGATAGACCCAGATGACCAAGAATTAATAAATGAGTTTTGGCATCATTATCATAAAAAAGTATTTGTAGATAAAAAATATGAATATTTGACTGAGAAACAATTAAAAGGTGAATCAGTATTAGCAATAGATTTTGATTTTAGATATAATACAGATATAGATGAAAGACAACATACAGAAGAACATATTACAGATATTATAGGTGAAATTGCGCAATTATTAAACAAACATTTAATAATTAAAAATAACGATAGATTTCCTGTATATGTATTTGAGAAACCAAATGTAAATAAATTAGAAGATTTATGTAAAGATGGTATTCATATTATTGTACAAATAAACTTACCTGTAGAATTTAAAATATTAATTTGGGAACATTTATGGCAAAAGCTTCCAATATGTTGGGAAGAATTACCAATAACAAATAGTTGGGAATCTGTATTAGATAAAGGTGTATTTGAAGGTGGAACAAATTGGCAAGTATTTGGTTCAAGAAAACCATTAAATCAGGCATATGAAGTAAAATATGTATATGAAGTTGCTAAAGAGGATGATGAATTTATAATAGAAGAATTAGAGGTAGAAATAGATAATTACGAGGAATTTTTGAAAAAAGTATCCGTAAGAAATAAGAACAATAAAAAATTTAAAATAAAAGAAGAGACAAAAGAATTATTGAAAAAAATTAAAGAAGAAAAGAAGAAGAAGAAAAAGAAACGTACAAAGAAGATTAAATTTAAAAAAGTACAACCGAATGAAATAAATACTACTGAACAGATAGAGAATGAATGTAATAAGTTAGTTAAACAAAAGCATAGAGATGATTTGGATTTTGATGAAATTTATAAGTATACAATGATATTATCAAATAAATATTATGATAATTATGATAACTGGATGAAAGTAGGTTGGGCGTTAAAGACATCTAGTGATGACCATTTTTGGACATGGGTTTTACTATCAAGTAAAAGTAAAAAGTTTAATTTTGAGGATATTGAGAGTTATAAAGATATGTGGGATACTGATTTTGATGAGTATGGTGCTTTAACAGATGCATCTATTAGATTTTGGGCAAAAGAAGACAATTTTGAAGAATTTGATAAAATTAGACATAATTCTATTCAAACACATATTCAAAAAACAATTAGTAATTATACTGATTTTGATATTGCAAAGGTATTGTACTTGTTATATAGGGAAGAGTTTGTATTGGCAGAACATAAAGATAAGAAATGGTTTAGATTTAGAAATCATAGGTGGGTAAAGTCTGAAAAAGGTAGTGCATTAAGATTAGAGTTATCTGCAACAGTATCAAAAATATATTTAAAAAATGAACAACAAATGGTAGATGAGGTATTAGGTTGTGAGGATGATAATCAACAAATGATGTGTCAAAGAAAAGCTGCAAAATATGCGGAAATTGGATTAAAATTAAGAAAAACAGCGCAGAAAAATAATATTATGACAGAAGCAGCAGATTTATTTTATGTAGAAGATTATTATGAAAAATTAGATTCAAATATTAATTTAATTTGTTTTAAAAATGGAGTAGTTGATATAGAAAATAAAGTATTCAGAGATGGAACAGGTTCCGATTTTATTTCAATGTGTACTAAAATTAATTATATCAAAGTAAATAAAAAAAATAAAAAACATCTGAAAATTGTAGCCGAAATTAATGATTTCATGGAAAAATTGTTTCCAGATGAAAGTTTAAGGGGATATATGTGGGAATTTATGGCATCATTACTTATTGGACATAATGACAATCAAACATTTCACTTCTTTTTAGGCGTTGGTAGTAATGGTAAGTCTTTATTAGTAGAATTATTAGAGAAAGTTTTGGGAGATTATAAAGCTGGTGCTCCATTAACAATGATTACTGGTAATAGAACTAGGGAAGGTCAAGCAACTCCTGAAATTGTTGGTTTAAGAGGTAAAAGATTAGCAGTACTACAGGAAGCTAAAAAGAATACAGTATTAAATGAAGGTACGTTTAAAGAGTACACCGGTTGTGATTCAATAACAGGTAGAGGATTATATAGTGGAAATATGATAACATTCAAACCACAATTTAAAATGATTTTATGTACAAATTATTTGTTAGAAATTAAAAGTACAGATAATGGTACATGGAGAAGGGTAAGAGTAGTAGATTTTGAATCGCGGTTTGAAGATAATCCTGAATCACCAGAATATTCAGATGTAAAATATATATACAAAAAGGATAAAGATTTAAAAAAGAATTTTAATGATTGGGCACCAATATTGGCATCAATGTTAGTAGATGTTGTTTTTAAAACGAAGGGTAAAATAACTGATGTAGAAAAGGTATTGTCAGCAAGTAGACAATATAGGGATAAACAAGATCATTTTACAAAATTTATGTCGGAACGACTGGAGAAAGATCCAGAATCTTATACACAAAAAAGAGATATTAATGAAGAATTTAGACAATGGTTTTTGGCGAACGAAGGTAAAGAAGTACCGAAGGGTAAGGATTTATTTGAATTTTTAGACAAAAGATTTGGAAAATATAATAGACATAAAGGTTGGAAAGGTTTTAAAATTATTTATGAAAGTTGTGAAAGTGATTAATTTTGTTTAGTCCAACTATATGAAAAAAATTTATAAATAATAAGTAATAATGAAATAACTATAGTTGCACTCAATGCATAGAAATATAATTTCATATTTTTATCAGATTCAAAAATGAAATTTTTAAATCCTAAAAATAATCCCATAATAATAAATAAGAAATAAAGAATAAAATAGTTTACAAAGAATTCACCCAAATGTTCAATATTTAATCTAATATAAAACAGTATAGGTTCTAAACAGTATGTAACCAAATATAGAAAAATAATATAAAACGAAATTTTTTTATTTTTGTATTGTTTCTTTGCTATAAAAACTATAATAATAATTGAAAGTAAAATAAAAAATATATATTTAATAAATTTATTAATTCCTTCACTACTTTCTATTTGTCCACTGTAATATTGAGACATGCGTGAATTAATACTGTTTTGTCTATCCATTTCTTTATTTTTTTTTGTTAATTTATTTAATGTATTTTTAGTATATAATTTATTAGTATCTATAATATTTTGATGTTTTATTAAATTTAATACAAGTTTTCCTTTTTTTTCTATTTCATCTAAAAGATTCCAATAATATATATGAATTAATTTAATTTTATTTCCTCCTTCTATTTCACTAATCCAATTATTAAAATTCGGTGCACCTCTTCGTTGATTTTTTTTATTTTTTGTAAATGAATTATTTCCACTCAATACTCTAAATACAGATTCATTTACTTTATTTTTAAATTCATCCCAGTTACTTGGATTAACAAAATTCTTTTTCCATAAATTTAATATATTTATTATATCCTTTTTTGAACTACTCATTTATTATTATATTTATATTAGAAATAAATATAATAAATTATTTTACATATTAAAAGTTTATTGCTGAGCACCTCTTGCTGCACTATCTGCTGCTTCACCAACCGCTTCTGCTGCAAATTTACAAGCACCTTCTGCACCACCAATACCTCCCCATAATTTTTTAAATGCTTTCTTGTTATGATCCCATTTAGAATCGCCACTGTAACTTCCAGTATCGGAATCGTAATCAATTGGTGACCCTTGTTTAAATTTATGCCAATATTTATCATCACGTCTAAAATTCATAATTAAAATATATCCGAATTGATATAATAAATATGTACCGACTAAAACAATAAATCCAATACCAAAAGGTCGTATAGCTGGTACACTTTTAATTAAAAATACAATTAAAATAATACCAATCGAAGAGAAAGAAACAATTTTTAAAATCTTTTTATAAGATAAATATTTATGATACTGAAATTCCGCGATTTCAGTCATTCTTCTTTTCCCCGCAATTTGGTTATTAATAGATTTGATTAATTTATCAGTTTCAGATATTTGCTTTTTTATAGAATTCTTTAAACCTCTAATACTAACAAAAGAGGCAGCAGAATCTTCTGCCATTGATTGTCTTACTCTGTATAAAGTTTGTAAATGAGTAAACAACTGTTCTTTTTGTGTACCAATTAATTTTAAACTTTGTGACATAGAAGAACTACCTTCTAATTGATAAACTTGTTCACTTAAAATTTTTTCTAAAGATATCAAACGTTGTGCTTGATTCCATATTTTTTCTGAATATGCTGTTATTTCACTTACATTAGCCATTATATATATATATTTAATATAAAATATAAAATATATATAATTTAAATACCCTTTATCTTATTTATTGCAAAAATAAATAATGATATTGCTAAAACACTAAAGGCTCCATTTTTCATGTACTGAGATTTTTGTTTTATCATTTCATCTGCAAATCTTTGATTATAAGTTGCTAATTGGTCTTTTGTTTTACCCAAACCTTGAACCATATCCCTCATTGTTGAAAATTCGGTAGGTATATCATTACTTACATCATTTTCTATTTCTGATGATAATTTATTTATAAAGTTATTAGGTGTATCTACAATTATTTTTGAATCTTTAATTTCTCTTCCTAAATTATCCCATGATTTATTCATATCATCATATCTGTCCCATAAATGCTTAGATATAGTATTATCTGCATTTGTTGGAACAGGGACTATAGATCTAAACATTCCATTGTTTCCTTCACTAGCTAATGTGTTAAGTTCGCTATTTGTCATTTTATATGGAACATTTATATCACCACTACTCCATTGAGTACTAGCTTTATTTTTATATTCACTACATAATGGGTCATTACCACACTCACCTGTTTTTGAATTGTTTTTTCTTTTAATGTAATTGCCATCTAAAGTACGAGTTAATATCTCACCTTGTACTCCACCACCACATACAATACAACCTGTTACAGGTGTACTTTGTAATTTATCTGTTGAATTTGAACCTGGTCCAATTAATTTACCAAGTTGTCCTAATTTCCTCCTTTCAAGACCAGTAGCACCTCCTGCATCTACTTTATATTCATTACCATTGCATATTGGATTTGTACCACCTGAAAGTGATTTACAACTATCGCCTCCATCTTCTTCTTGATAAGTATCTTCTTTATTTGCCCACTTAGGAAAATGTAATTGACAACCTCTATAACATTTTTGTGTTTCTTTACCCTCTACAACATTTTCCATACATGTTTTACGACATTTTTTTAGTTTATAAGATAAACCTGCAAAATGCTGTGCAAATTTTTCAGCATTATATTTATATTCATCTAATGCTTTTACAGTTGTAGGTGGTAAAGCTCCTGTACCTTCTAATGAACCTTCATATTTATTTCTTAATCTTGACATTTTTTGATTTATTCTAGTTTTGTAAAAATCCGGATTTGGGTCTTGAGAACTAAAAGCTTGAGGAGAAAATAAAGAGAAAAAACTTTGCTCATTATTAGGGACTTCATAAGTACCTGTCCATTTTTCAGGAACTTCCATACCTTCCACAAAACCTTCTTTGTTATTTTGTTTCAAAAATTCTAAACCTTGCCTCAACATATTTTGTGAAACTTGATTATTATTAATTGAACAACCTTTTTCCTTATTTATGGATTGCATGATATATATTATAAATATAATATAAATCGATTATTTTTTTAAATACTTGAAATTAGTTTTAAAGATATTGCTCCTAAAGCTAAAGCTGAACCAACCCACATATATCTTTGCATTTCTTCAGAATTTATTTTACTAACTGTCATTTTATAATCTTTTGTGCTTTCTAATTGTTGTCTTAATTTTTTTAATTTATTCATTTGTGCCATATACTTATTTGCAGTAGTATGACCATCTCTTTCTTTCTCCCTTTGCATATTTGTCTCTATATCTTCTTGTATTTGTAATAATTTGTTTGATTGATTTACAAATTGCCCTTCTATATATCTCATTTTTAAATCACTTTTTATTTTATTACCTAAATTTGCAACATATTGTGTATTATCATTTTCAACATAAGGAAAACAATTTATCACAGCATTTGTTTTTTGATCAAAATCCTTTTCGTCTAATCCGGTAAATTTATTACTACTTATATGTGTACCACTCCATTGTGCTTTACCATTATTATCCGGTAAAAATGATATAGAAGATTCTCTAGCAGGAAGTGCATAACATGCTGTATCTTTAACAGCCTTTGTACTCGTTTTTAAAAATTTACCATTTTTATCTGTAATATAATGATTACCATACCTTTTTAATTTACCTGATGGTGATAAATAAGCATGATTACAATTACCTTTATCACAATATCTTAAATTGTAATTACCTGAATCACATGATTGAATATATTCATTACTTTTATATTGATCCATTTGTCCCCCATCATAACTATATGTTTTATAATCACTCATATTTATAACCTGGTCCTTAAGAATATCCTTTTGACTACATAAAGGATTATTGGGATTGATTTTTTTAATATATCCATATTTATTTACATAAAAATAATTTCCATCATTGGTTTTTAAAATTTTATCACCGTGTTCTACTTTCCACTTATTTGGTTTTACACAATTACCACCATCACTACCGCTTCCAGCTAATGTTCTTATTGGTTGACCAACATTAACTTGTTCTCCAAAATTCCATTTAGTTGTTTCAGCACCTGGTATTTCATTAGGTGTACCTGCTTTTAAACAATATAATTTTTGATAATTATCTACGGCTTCATCCATTGCTGAAGTCATATCTACTTCACTACCATCAGGATATGTAATAGTTCTAGCATTATCATCAAATGTTTTTTTTATTTCCTTGTATGGATTTCTATCATCTGAAAATCCTTCACGTATAATATTTGTACAATTTCCATGAAATAAAGAAGGTGTTGTTGGCATTCTATATTATAGAATAAGAAAAACTATTTTAGTTGTGACTTTAAAAATAAAGCCGAAACAATAACTAATATTGAATAAAATAAATTATTATAACCTATTAATTTTGAACTTCTATATGATTCATCTCTTCTCATTAAATGTTCACCTTCATTTTCCCCTAAATCTTCACTTTTTATATTTTCTTTTTGAAATTCATTAATAAATTTTGAATATAATTTTCCAGTTGTAGTTGATGTATTATATAATTGTTGTAACTTTTTATCTATTAATTCATTGTCATTTTCTAAACTTAAAATTTCTCTTAATAAATGTCTTAAACCATTATTCCATTCGTCTTTTTCTTCTGATTTTTTAGAATTCCATTTATTTATACTATCTGTGTCGTTTATAATTGAAAAAAATCCCTGTAAATCTAATATTAAATCACTATAATTTTTTCTTTCTCTAGTATCATTTATTTCTGTTTTTTCATCTAAATAAAAAAATAAATCTTTATCATCAATTATATTTTGTGTACCACTATTACATTTTAAATTTTCGTTAACACAATTATTATTTAAATTATATTTTAAAGACCTATCTATTTTACTTCCTATTGGAGCATCAAATTCTCTTCGTGATTCTTTACTCATTACAACCCCATTCCTTTTATTTTCACAACTTGGAACTTGATTTAAATTTATTTTTTTATGTAATTTTTTAAGATTTTCTGTACTAATTACAAATTTATCAAAACATAAACGTGCATTTGCCATTAAGATATATATATATATATTATATTTAAATACATAATCTGTAATGATTTGCTACTGAAGCGGTTTCACTCTTCCTAAAAATTTTACATAAATATCCCGGTCTTAATCCAACAGCTTGTGCTACAGGATCCATCATAGATATTTCTGGCCATTGATTATCATTCAATATATTGTATTTTTTATCTAATTCCACTTTTTCTTCTAAAGTTAATTTCTTATGATATGGAACCATAGAATGTTCTAATACATTAAACAAATATCTGTGCATATCATATATTGAAAGAAACTTTTTTTCCTTATGAAAAAGCTTTTTAATAAATTCTGTTAGTGTAGTATTTACTTTATTTTGAAGTACTATTATAAAATCATCATCTTCATTAAGAATATTTTCTATATTAAATAAATCTTCAATATAATCATAAATGTTTGTTTTTGTTAATTTTCCATTTAAATGATATTTTATGTAACATTTTTGTCCATTTTCTGTTGCAATCAACATATCTAATTGGTTATTTTGATTTAATACATGAATTTCATTTAAACTAAAATTTTTTATTTATTCATTTTTCTTCTAATCAAATAGTAAATAATTATTATTAAAGAAATATTACTCTTAATTTTTCTTTTTTTCTTTAGAT